ATATTGCGCAGCTGTGGAACCGCTGCGGCAGCTTTCTGGCGGACAGTTCCCCAGGCGTCGCCGAGCTGGCCCCACATGCGAGACAGACGCGGCGCGTAGCTCGACCAGTTGCGATAGATGTAGACGCCTGCCGCTGCGATGCCCGCCAGCGCGATACCCACCGGGCTGAACAGAGCAGCCAGAACGGACAGGCCCGCGCCGATCGCCGGCAGCACAAGACCGAGGACACCGAGGCCGGCCGCCGCCAGGACGGCCACGCCCGCAAAGGCAAGGCCCTGTTTGACCATGCCGCCTGTCTCGGCGTCCAGTTCGCGCAACCACTTGAGGCCGTCCATCAGATAGCCGTTGATCGCAGGCATCCATGTGCCGAAGGCAAGGCCGACTTCGCGTGACGCCTGCGTGCCAATTTCGCGGAAGGTGGTGAGCTGGCGATTGAGGCCCATCATCTGGGTTTCGAAATCGGCATCGATGGCGCTGCCCGTGGCCTTAGCCACCTCATCCTTGATCGATTTGTATTCGTCGATGTTGCCGAGCATGGGGATCAGGAAGTCCATCACCTGCATATCGGAGAACAGTTCGCCGAGCTTGCCAGCGCCGTAAATCTTTTCGAGCTGCTCGCGCACCGTTGCCAGGGCATCAGCATCCGACATGCCGGCGGCCTTCGCCTTGCCCATCAGCCCCTGAATTTCTTTACTGGAAACGCCGGTCAGCTTCGTGATCTTTTGCACAACGGCTTCGATCGGGTTGATGCCCTTCGTCACCGCGTCCTGCATCACGCCTTGGATATCGACGCCCATGTCAGCAAAGTTCTTGACCGTGGTCGGGGCAAGCACTTTCGACAGGAAGTTCTTCAGGTTGTTGGCGGCCTCTGCCGGGTCAGATGTTCCCTTGCGGGCGATCTGGAGGGCTGCGCCAAGGAAGTTGACGGCCTCACGGCCGGTCACGCCGAACTTCGCCATCTGCCCGGTGAGTGTCGGGAAATAGCGTGACATGTCCTTCAGCTCGAAGGAACCGAGCTTGCCGGCCGTTACGAGAGCGCCCATGGCATCGTCCAGCTGCTCGGCCGGAAGTTTTAGCGTGGTGAGCAGCGACGTGGCGACGGACGCCATGTCGTTCATCTCGGCATTGGCGGCGGTAGCGGCGCGGCTGATCGAACCGATCGAGCGATCAACCAGATCGTTGTTGACGCCGGCCGCAATCATCTGCCCCGCGCCTCGGGCAACGGTATCGGAAAGTTGGCCGACATCGAGCGCGAGCTGCTCGAATTTTGCCTTCGACTGATCGACGAACGCAAAAGCGGCCTGTCCCGTCAGGTTTGACGTTCCGGCTATGTCGATCAGTTGCTGCTGAAAAGCTGCGGCCTCCTGCATGGGGCCGAGGAAGGAAATGCCGGCAACCGCCGCGCCGACGAGACCGATCTTGCGGGCGGTATTGGCTATGCCATCAAGCGCACCTTTAACGCCACGCAAAGGCCCACTTAAAAGGTCCCTAAGGCGGACGATGACATCAAGGTTCATGTTCCGGCTGGCCATGATCCGCCCCGCTTGAGAATAAAGCTGAAATTCTCACGCGCGCGCAAAAAAGGTCAGGCCCGCCGTTGCGGGCGGGCCTGATTAATTCTTCGAGATATCGTTTACGTGCTTACGATAGGCCATGATGCAGTTCCACCAAAACAGAACCGTGTCGATCGTCATGGTCTCAATCTCGGTGGCGCCGAAGCTGGAGGCGTCAGCGAGGCCGCCGAGCTTTATCGGCCAGTCTTCGGGCCACTCGTCAAAAAAGTTTCGATAATCCGGCCGCCGTCCGCGATATCAACACCGTCCATCTTATCGAAAAGCTTGTCCATCACCATTTCGGAAATCCGGGTCGAGCGCGAAAAGGTCACGATCGTCGCCTTTGCGTCGCTGGTCGCCTGGATAGCCCGCAGATCAGCGCCACGAAAGCGATAAAAGACCAGCTCTGTGAAAACCCGCTCCTGAACCTTGTCGTCTTTCTTTGTGACGAGGGTGACTTTCTCAAAGAGGGGAAGCGTCACCGAGCCATCACGGTTCGGGCGTGCCCGCTTCGGAAGTTTGGAATCGGCTTTTGCGTCCTCATCAATGATGTCGTCGGCAACGTCTGTGCCGGCGTCCTCGTTGATAGTGGTTGCGGTGCTCGAAACGACTTCGTCATTCGGTGCGTCTTCGTCGAGATCGACCTTGAGTGTAGTGCCCATCAGAGAATTTCCTCGGGCGTTCCGCCAGCCCATTTGAGTTCGATTTTACCGCCTTCGCCGCCGGTCACGTCGGGAATGTCGCCCTCAAGAAAGGCGTCATTCAAGACGAATGTCTGGCCGGTATCGCAGACGATCTGCAATTCACCTTCGCCGGGATCGAGCATGTTGCCCAGGCGCTGGCCTCTTTCGAGGTGGGTTGTCGCCGAGACCTGCGACCCCTGATACTCCTGGGCGCGGCCGACGCCCCGGCCATAGGTCACGGCGTTGTTCTTGATGCCGCCTTTGCGGAATTTCGCCCCCTTCTCGACGGGGATGTTACGCCCCCGCCAGACGATATCGACGATGCCCAATACCTGTGTCATCGCTTAAAGCTCCTGTTAAACCTGAAATTCGAGACGGCCGGCAAAGACCATGAGATTGCCGACGATGACCACCTGCTGGCGGCTTTCGAGCCTGTTGCGATCGTCCGCCGACCGCTGGAAAACGCTTTCCTTGAGCGTGCGCTGCACGTTCTCGATCCAGACCTTCTCGCCATAAAGCTTGCACCGCGCCGCCCAAGAGCCGGCCATGCGCTTCGGCGTCACAACGGCCGTGCCGGCGTCCTGGTCATCATCCTGACGGGTGGCGAAGGATGCATCGCTATCGTCATCCACGAGCTTGGAGCGCGGGTACATCAGGTTGATGTAGACCGACCAGTCATAGCGGATGCGGCTCATGGTGACCGGCACCATGATATCGAGCCAAGCGCGATCGGCGATGTCGAGCGTCGTCTTCTTGTAGGTGGTGATCATGCGCGAGATCGTGACCGAACCGTCAGACAGGCAGTCGAAAGTGGAAATGCCGTTGCGCAAGAGCAGATCGTTTTCCTCGTCCAGGAACTGATCCACCTCGGCCGGCGCTTCGACACCCGGCAAAACGAGCGACTTCAACTGGCGGGCCGGGTCGTTGGTGAGGTGGAACGACGCGATACCCATTGCCGAGGCGGCGATCGCCCAGGACGGCGTCGGGCTTTTCTTCAGGCCGGCATTAGTGAGGAACGGCGAGTTGGTCAGATTGCCGAAGGTGGTGAGCTGGCCATAGGTGCCGCCCATGAAGACGAAGCCATGGCAGTCGAGCTTCGAGGTGGCGAGATAGCGCACTCGCAGCCACTCAGCCGTCTTGGCAAGGTTGGTCACATCCGACCAGGGATGCGTCAGCTTGGTTGCCCAGGTGCTGACGAGAAGATCAAGCGCCGGCTGCACGTCCGGATTTCCGGAACCGCCCGCCATGGCAACGACAGTGCAGGTAAGACCGGCCGGGAGCGGCTGGGCCTTGGTATCGACGCGCAGATCGATCTCGTTGCCGACTTCGCCGCCATGGCGAGACGTGACGGTAACGACAGCGGCCGCAGCGGTTGCGGTCACGACCATGTCGAGATCGGCATTGATGGCGGCGGCAAGCTTGGTCGCGAGAGCCGCGACCGTATCGCCAGCAAGCGCCGTCATGCGCACCTGCCGGCCGCCAATCTTGAAGCGCAAGACAACGGAGCTGGTGGGCGCACCTGCAAAGGTGAAGGTTCCCGTTGCCTTCACCGCGCCACCGGCGTCAGGGAGTGCGATCACGTAAAGCGGCGTGTTGCGGTTGGCCTTTTTGAAGTATGCGACCTGTTCAGCGCCGATCGAGCCACGCCCAAAAAGTGCGATCGCCTGGTCGGCTCGGGTGACTTCCTGTATCGCGCCGGCGGCGAGCGTGCCGGTGGCGAGCTTCTGGCCAACGATGAAGGCCTTTTCGGGCCACGGCAGAATGCCGACGTTGCGATAGTTCGGCCCGATCTCGATCAGGGTCGCAGGTTCAAGGCGATCGACGGGGATTTCGTTGAAATCCATTACTTGTCTCCTTCAGACTTCTTCGCCGGAGACCGCTTGGTCTCGGCGGGGGTTTCGGTCGGTGCCTCGATCTGGGCGAGCTGCGGCGCGTCGGCCGGGGCTTCCGGCTCGGCAACCTGTACGGTCGTCACGAGCAGATCGCCGTCAGCGATGCGCCGGCGCGTGAAATGCGTGTCCGGATCGGGCAAGCCTTCCTTCGGCCATTCGGAGCCGTCCGGAAGGTGGACCGTGCGGCCATCAGCCGCGATAAGAACTTTCTGGGTGGCCATGGCCGTGTTTACTCCTGGGGTGGTTGAAGTTCGTCGGTGACAGTTTCGCTCGAGCCGTTCACAGACCAGGTGACGCCAATCGCCTTGAAATCGTCGGGCTGCATCTTTCCGGTCGCGGCGGCGCGGCATGCGAAGCTGAAGGTGAAATCGATCTGGGCGATTGCGATGTTGTCGTCGCTCCAGCCATCGGCAATCACGCTGTTGGAAAGGGTGATGTTGGTGACGCCCTGGCCATCGAAGTTGACGCCCTGGAGAAGCACCGAGGCAACATCGACCATGGCGTCCATGCCGATATCTTTGGTGTCGCCTTTAAAGCGGGCTTCAAGACCACTCGAAACGCTGTTTATGAGGATCAGACGCCAGAGCATGTTGCCCTTCAGCATGCGGCCATT